TTATGAACAGGTCAAAGAATTCCCAAGCGTCTATCATCAACCTAAAGATGCACTTAAATACATGGAATCATTAAAGAATTTTGTAGGCGAAGCCAATGCAGATTTGCCGCAAAAACAAGAATTAGTCAATATTGTTGCCGAAATACAGCAATTAATTGATTCTACCTGCTACAAACTCAAATACCTCAAGTAAGGAATTATCATGCCAATGGACAAATCAGGGTCAGCCCAATCAGTAGGCAAGAACTACAAAACTGAGGTAGCCGCAGGAAAGCCAAAAAAACAAGCATTGGCTATTGCGTTAAGTGAACAACGGGCACACTCTAAAGGCAAAGTAAAAGCCAAATTAGAAGCTGCTTACGAAAAGTACATGAAATGAGTCGTCAAGACCAAATTCGTAGTGCAATGGATACGCACGATAAGCCTATCCCGCATAAAACTACGGGTAAAGGTAAGACTTACAACCCTACAGACAAGGGCGCTGGAATGACCGCCAAAGGCAGGGCAGAATACAACGCCAAGAACAATAGCAACTTAAAACCACCTGCACCAAACCCTAAGTCAGACGCAGACAAAGGCAGAAAAGCATCATTTTGCGCTAGAATGAAAGGTGTATTAGCACACGCTAAAGGCCCTGCTGAACGGGCTAAAGCATCATTAAAGAACTGGAATTGCTAATGAAACCTGGTCTGTACGCTAATATTCATGCTAAACAAAAACGCATAGCTGCGGGTTCGGGCGAGAAAATGCGTAAGCCTGGCAGTAAAGGTGCGCCAAGTGCTTCAGACTTCAAGCAAGCCGCCAAAACAAGAAAAGAAGTCATTACTGACAAAATGAAGGATATGTAATGAAACACATGACTAGAAGCTATCCGCCAGAAAACGCTATGTTGCGCCCGCACAAAGAATCAACGCTTGAAAAGCAACAAAAGAAGCGTCAAAACCATAATCCTCCATTAGAACTAGATGACAGCACCATTCTTAATAAGAAAGCTAACGAAAGAATGAAGCGTAAAGAGGCTTTATCCAAGGCTATGAACAAGTACCACGATGTAGACATTGTTGGTTAATAATGGCTACGCTGGCTGAAATACTGCGTCAAACTGGTTATTCCCAAGATGGGACATTGGCTGCCCCTGCGCCAATAGAACCCACAATGACTTCTATACTGCAAAAGCATATAGCAAGTATTCCGCAGAAATTTAACGAAAATCAAGCAGCACAAATGGATTTACTAGCTAGGGCATACCCTGGCAATACCTTCAAATCTATGATGTTAGAAGGTGACCCGCAAGCAAACGCTGAATTAGCTATGCAAGTGCCTTTTAACGCTTTAACTGCATTTCATGGCACTCCGCACAAGATTGTAGGTAAGTTTGACATAAGCAAAGTAGGTACTGGCGAAGGCAATCAATCTTATGGGCATGGGATGTATTTTGCTGAAAATTCTGCTGTAGCTAAAGGTTATTCAGATAAATTGGGTTATGACTATCAATACGCTGGAAAAACTCCAACAGAAAACAGTCCTACAGATTTAGCATTGCGTTGGCTTAAAAACCTTGATTGGGACAAAGAAGCCGCCAAAGCACAATGGAAAAACGAAGGTTTAGGTGCAAAAGTAATTCAAGCTATTGATAAACTTGATTTACAAAAAGTCAAGGCTCCTGGCAATCTATACAAAGTAGATATACCTGATGAACAAATCCCTAATATGCTTGATTGGGATAAACCATTTAAAGACCAAACACCATCTGTTCAAGCTGCAATTAAACAATTAGAACCAAAAATTAGGCAAATTAATCCTAATTTAAATATTGAAAATTTAGATGGAAAAGGTATTTATCACGCTTATCAACAATATCGTGGCAATCAACCTGATTTTGCTAGTGAAGGTATGAATGAATTAGGAATTAAAGGCATACGCTATTTAGACCAAGGCAGCAGAAACCCTGGTTTTTCATCACTTACTCCTACGCAACTTCAATCAAGAATTGAATCTTTGCAAACAGATATCAAATCTGGCGGCGGAAATCAAGCAAAAATGAAAGACCAACTTAAAGCATTGCAAAACGAAATGGACTCATATAAAAACATGACATCCAATTTTGTAGTATTTGACCCATCTACAGTAAAGATATTAGAAGAAAATGCTAAACCAATAAGCCGTAAAGCGTTAATTGAGAAACAAGTCAAAGATTTAAAAGACTGATATACTAAAACCCTTACAAATCAACTACTTGAGAATGTATGGAAAATAAACTGTCGAAGTCTGTAGATAAGAACTTAAATAGGGCTGGTCGCAAGGCTGGAGTGCCTAATAAAGCCACTACAGAAGCCCGTGAGGCGATTAAAGCATTACTTGATGCTAATATACCTTTTATTCAATCGTGGATACAGAGTACCGCAGAAGGCATATTTGACGATAAGACAGGAAAGTACATTGTTCAGCCTAATCCGGCAAAGGCTTGTGAGATTGTTCAGAACCTAGTTGAATACTCTGTACCTAAGTTAGCCAGAACTGAAGTAGTGGGCGATGAGAAAGCCCCACAACGCATGGTGGTGTCTTGGAAGAAGTAATAGATGTTGAACTAGACTATAAGCCTAGGGATGTATTCTTAGACTTCCATGAAAGAGAACAGCGTTGGGCAGTAATAGTGGCTCATAGGCGCTGCGGTAAGACAGTTGCTTGTATTAATGAACTTATATATAGGGCATTAACCGAAAACAAAGAAAATGGGCGTTATTTTTACCTTGCACCATACTTGTCACAAAGCAAAAGCATTGCTTGGGACTACCTTGTACGTTATGCCCAACCAGTATTAGCCAAAGCCAATCAATCAGAATTATGGGTAGAACTCATTAATGGCTCAAGAATACGGTTATTTGGCGCTGATAACGAAAATAGTTTGCGTGGAAATTACTGTGACGGAATTATCCTAGACGAATATGCTGATATTCGCCCTAGTGTATGGGGTCAAATCATTCGACCATTATTAGCTGACCGCAATGGAATGGGTGGACATAAGACTTGGGCTGTATTTATTGGTACTCCTAAAGGCCATAATGGCTTTTATGATGTTTACCATAGCGCTACGCAAGACCCTGATTGGTATGTAAAAGTATTGAGGGCTAGTCAAACTGGCTTATTAGCTAAATCTGAATTAGACGATGCTGCCAAAATGATGACTCAAGACCAATACCTTCAAGAGTTTGAGTGCGACTTTGAAAGTGCTATCTTAGGTGCTTATTACGGTAAAGAGATGCGCCAACTTACCGACCAAAGCAGAATTACCAATATTGAATACGACCCTATGTTTCCTGTGCACACTGCTTGGGACTTGGGTTATAGCGATGACACGGCTATATGGTGGTTTCAAGTGGTGCATGGTGAGATTCGTATGCTTGATTACCATTCATCTAATGGTCAGCCGGTAGCTTTCTATTCTGGAATTATTCAGTCAAGAGAGAAAGAGAGAGGCTATGTTTATGGCACTCATTATTTGCCTCACGATGCAAGGGCAAAGACACTTGCGTCAAATAGAAGCATAATTGAACAACTTTCAGACAAAATTGCGTTAAAATCAATGAAAATTGTGCCAAGTTTGTCACTTCAAGATGGTATACAAGCAACACGACTAGCATTAACTAGGGCTTGGTTTGACCATAGATGTGAGGATGGCATTGAATGTTTAAGGCAGTACCAGCGTGAATACGATGAGGATAAGAAAGTGTTTAGGGATAAACCTAGGCATGATTGGACTTCTCACGGTGCAGACGCATTTAGGATGCTAAGTATTGCCTGGAAAGAAGAAGCTAAGTTGCCCCATAAGGATGACTCCATTAAAGGGCTATTTGTAGGTAAAACCGAAGTAAGTTTGAATGACTTGTGGAAACAACCACAATCCACTTCAAGAGGAAGAATTTGATGGCAAACGATAAAGCTACAGTTAATCATACCTACGAAGATTGGTATAAAACCATTATGGGCTATGAACGCAGCTACAAGCGTTGGGAAGCCAGAGTTGACCGCATAGTTAAAAAGTACAAAGATGATTCCAGATACGATAGAAATCCTAACGCAAGATTTAATATACTTTGGTCCAATGTCCAGACTATTCAGCCAGCTATCTTTGCAAGACTGCCTAGACCTGATGTTAGTCGTAGGTTCAGAGATAATGACCC